GGTGGTCTGCACCCAAGACCGCACCAACAGCCAGAAGAGCGTGCGATTCGTTCTCTTGTGGAGGAGACGACAAAGACGAGCCCGAAAACAACTTCGCGGCTAGGTTCGGTCTTGAGCCCGACGACGTTCTTAAGGTCACGAAATGGGACGACGACGGCGATCCGAAAGAGTGGAAGTTCTCAGCGGCGCGGGCCGAAGTGTCGTTTAGAAGTAAAGTCCCCTTGAAAATGGCGTCGTGGGACCCCAAATCTATTTGGTGGTGCGATGCTGGAGTGTGGAGATCCGACGGCGAACGACTCATATCTTCAGTGTGCGATTTTGTCGGCGACGAGTACTCAAATAGCTACTGGATAAGCGAAGTGGTTAGGAGGCTAAGGGTTACACTTGGATGGAGCCCGGTAAACTTCGACGTGGCAAACCCCTATCTTATCGCCACAAAGAACGGGTACACGATCGACCTCCGAACCGGCGATACCCGGCAAACCGCCCCGTCCGACCTGATATCTATGCCGATAAACGCGAACTATGACCCATCGGCGAAATGTCCTGAGTTCTTAAAGCTCGTCGTGGAGTCTTGTGGCGACGACACCGACCGTATGACCCTGATAGACCACGTGGCGGCTTGCGCCCTGGCTATCGAGATCGAATATATCCTCTTCCTGTTAGGTCATGGGTCCAACGGAAAGAAGATCTATGAAGCCTTTTTGCTGGACTTTTTCGGGCTAGGCGCGGGCGAGTCAATAGGCATGGAAGAGTTGACCAAATCCCGGTTCGCTGCATCGTTCCTGATGAGAGCCCGGTTTTGTGTGGGCTCTGAGACGAACCCGACTGGGCCACAAACTGAAATGATGAAGAGAATTTCGGGCGGCGACTGGCTTAGCATCGATATCAAGAACGTTCACGACCGGGCGAGGTTTAGACCTTTCACTCAATTGGTGTACGATTCTAACGCTATGCCGATCATAGAAGATAGTTCGGCTGGGTGGCAACGTCGATTTGTGGGTGTCTCGATGCCCTTCAAGTTTGTGGATGACCCGGACCCGGACGATCCTCTTCAAAAGAAGGCGGATAGGCACCTGCTAGACAAGCTCACCACAGAGGAGGAGAAAAGCGGCGTTCTTAACCTTGTGATCGAGAGAGCGCAAGAGGTTTGGGCCAACCTCAAGATAACCCGGCGAGACGACGACACCGAAGCCTACGATAAGCAATCTTACAGCGTCAGGGACTTCATCGACCAATTCATCGAAATTTTCCCGATGGATCGAGAGAGGTACCAGGAAAGCGCGGCCCTTCTCTTCGATAAGTTCATGGAATATGCAAGATACGCCGTAGGGGCAACCACAAGCCGAAAAAAGTTCTCTGCTATTCTCGGAAAGGAGAACGGCGAATCATCGAAGACCATCAGGATCGAGGGTATGCCTATTCGAGGGTTCCGAGGTATGAGATTTAACCAGACTGCCTTTGATGCCTTCATAGCTGGACTCAAAGAGTCATACTCTGTAACGACCGAGAACGATCTTGAACGATCTTGTAACGATACTGAAAACAGTAGCAGTAGAGAGGATGTAACGATTGTAACTATATTTTCTAAAATTAAGAGTATAGAGAAACGATATGGGTGCAATCCTAATAGTAACGTTTCTCTAATAGGGAGAGTTTCAAAAGGATCGTTACATCGCCACGATCGTTACAACGGGCCAACCGATACCGATTTGGGGGCCAAAATGACCGTTACAAGATCGTTCATAGATCGTTCTGAGGTAGGGAGCAAGCCTGTGGAGGATCGTCACACCATCAAAGAGGCGGTTAAGGCCCATGGGCCTGAAGTGGCAAAAGGTCAACCTGACCTTTTGGCAGAACCAAAGACCATCAAAGAGAACCTAGCCGAGGGAGCGAAACTTGAGGAGTCTTGGAAAGAGCACGTCAAAACCCCGGACCCAAAGCCCTCCTTTTCCGAACCGGCCCTAAAAGACCTCCTGGATGAATCGGGCGAGATGACCCCGGAAAGGTACGTTGCCCAAGTTGGCGGCACTGTGGGAGAAGCTATCAGGCAGCTAGACTTGGCCGTGGGTGTCTATGGGTGGCACAAGCACAAGCTTGGATTCATCACACTCTACGGGCCGGGGGTTAAGGTGGACTCATAACCCACCTTTCCCATAGTCTATAAGATTACATTTATATATCATTCAGGCATATTCTTATCTGATGTTAAAAGGCGGTCCCGATTCATTCAGGGAGGATATCAGAAGGAAAGCGGCGATTCGCAGGGAGAGGATCACGATAGGTGACAACCGGACCCTTGCGAAACTCGCGACCCGGTTCGGTATCTCGTCCGAGGAGGCGCGGGGTATTCTGAGAAAAGAAGGGTGGATTCTTGAGCCTACCAGATCCGAGGCTCTGAAAGTCTGGCGACCACCTTCTCCTCCACCATCAGAGGAGGGGTGAGGGTGGCTAAGGGTCCGGTCTCGGAGGCCGATGAGAAGAAGATCTTAGAGGCGCTGGAGTCGGGGCGATCTGTCCGGGACGTTGGTAAGGAGTTTGGCCGATCCCATTCTACCATCTCCGACGTAGCGAAGAGAAACGGGCTCGATTTGGCCGACCGTTCGGAGACGAAAAAGGCAGCGGTCGCCAAATCATGTTATGCGGCTGAGGATCGAATCAGGCTCGTCGGTGAGCTGCTAAACAAGGCACGGGAACTGATGGTAACATGCACCGGGGCGCGTGATCTTCAATCTTTGGCTATGGTGATTGCTATTGGAATTGATAAGAGGCGGCTCGAAGATGGCCCGGGCAACGGGGACAAGGCGGGCGAGATCAAGAAGCTTTTTGAGAAAATGCGAGATGAAGAGGAGGCCGAGTCTTGACCGCCTTTCAGCTTCCAGTCGGAAAGCAACGGGACCTCTGCCTACATGCCGACGCCGGGGTCAACCTCGCCTACGGGGCGGTGAGGAGCGCGAAGACCGTCGGGGTTAACGTCCGGTGGCTGAGGGCGATTCACGAAGCCAGCGAAAGCGGCAACCTCCTGATGGTAGGCCGGACCCTGGGAGCCCTGGAAAGAAACGTGCTGGTTCCCATCTCTCGGATGGTAGGGCCGGAGAACTACCTCTACAAGCGATCTCTCAAGCGGGTGTGGATCTATGGTCGTGAAATTTGGTGCGAGGGTGCCGGAGACGAGTCAGCTTTCAAAAAGATCGAAGGCGAGACCTTGGAGAAGGCCCTCGTCGATGAGGGGTCCCTTTGCCCTCAGTCCTTCTGGGATATGCTGATCACCCGACTCAGTGAGGACGACGCCCAACTTTTCGCCACCTCAAACCCCGGCCCCCCAACACACTACCTCAAGAAGAGATGGATCGACCGAGAAGGCGAAATCGACTTCAAGGGCTGGTATTTTCGGTTGGAGGATAACCCGTGGCTGTCTCAGAAGTATGTGGAGGAGCTAAAGCGCCGCTACCTACCTGTAACCAGCATGTTCTATCAGAGGTTCATCGAGGGCAGGTGGCTATCCGATGAGGGGGCGGTGTTCAAAAACTTCGACCCGGCCCTTCATGTCGTCCCTCGGCTACCTGATGGGAGGCTTGAGGAGCTCCGGGTTGCTGTGGACATAGGCGCAACGCATCCCAGCGCCTTCCTGAAGGCATATCGGATCAAAAATGATTGGTACATCACAGGCGAGTACCGGCAGGCTGAAAAGACACCTGCTGCCCTCTCACAGGATCTTAAGCGATTCATCGGCGATCAGTACGCAAGCTCGATAGACGTTGATCCGAGCGCAAAAAGCCACAGGTTGCAGTTTCAATCGGACGGGCTAAGCCCGATTGCACAAGCCGATAACGACGTTTTGAATAGTATTCAGCGAATAATTAACGCCCTTGAAATGGGGTGGCTACACCTCGTAGGCCCGGCAACTCCGATGTTACAAGAGGAGATCACGGCCTACAGATGGGATGACCGAGCGACAGAGCGCGGTGCCGATGCTCCGATTAAAGAGGCCGACGACCTGATCGACTGCCTTCGATATCTGATTAATCGAATCGCAAAGACCCGGCGACCTGTTGACTCCATAAGGAGGCCCGCAAGATGATATTCACATCTTTGGATTTTCTAAGCATAGGCCGAAAATGGCCCCCAGACAAGGACCGGATAGACCGCTATAATCGTAACAAGCTTCTGATGCAGGGCGACCACGATCTGATCTTCGCGGGATTGAACGAGGACGATGCACCGCGAATTATAAAAATGCGTCTAAATTGGTTCAAGAGAGAGGCGACCGCATACGCCGATTTGGGAGCCGGAAACCCCCCGAAACTCACAGCGACCGAACAGGAGACCATCGACCGGATCGCAGATGCCAACGGCTACGCCCTCACCATTTACAATTTGTTCTCGGATCTTGTGGCTTTCGGCGACTCGATTCTCAAAGTCCGATGGAACGGGGCGCGGGGCGTCATCAGCCGGATAGACCCTAGCCGGTGGTTCCCTGTGGTTAATCCTGATGACAGCGACGAGATAACCCATCACGTCATCGCCTGGGAGGTCCAGAAGGGTGAGGACAAGTACGTCAAAGCTGAGATTCACGAACCCGGCAAAATCACCCACAAGCTTCTGAAGCTTTCCAGCGACGGCACCGAGATCAAAGAACCTGTGGACCTATCCACCATCGAGAGGTATGCAGCCCTGCAAGAG